ACCCGCTGGAACAAATCCATTTGTCTGAAATGGAGTAAGCACTCCATGTTCTTTTGTTTCTCTGATAATACCTATGACACTGGCCTTGATTTGGGTTGTCCAGTCAGCATATGAAATTGCGGTACCAGAGATCTTTCTGATGAGACGTCCCTTTTTCATCTCACCACCGGAACCGTTCAATAGACGTCGATACGGTGAAATCCTGATAGCAGAATCTGGAGCATCTGCAGTCGTGTAATTCATCTCTCCATCATCAGATATCCAGATACCGTCTTTACCTGCAGTGATAGGATTCGACGATTGACGCGACATGATGACACCAGTCGGATCGAGAAGACCCGCGATCTCAAAGTCTCCATTGATCTTCATCAACTTCTCACCACCAGGACCATTGATCTCGATCGGTTCGCCAGATGCTATCGTAATGACTCTACCACCATCATACGCACTCTGAAGAGATCCTATAGAGCCACCAGGACCAACACCGGCTACCTGTTTGATCGAAGGAGCGATGACGAACTTGAGAATGGCACCAACCGGAACTATTTTCCGTGTCCGAATCTTGTTGACGTAGTCGTTCTCAGCACCGTCTTCTTCGAAATCCTGGTCAACAACGTTACCGTCTCCAGATATATCGAGATCAACACCAGGAGTAAGTCCAGTCGCAATCAGGAAGCCTTTGGAACCAGGTGTATTGCTCACACCACCGATGATATAGTGCTTCTCGTCTGATGCATCCTTATAGGTATACGTAGCTCTGACTTCTGATAAATTAGCTCCGTCGAGAAATGAAAGAAGACCGGTACCGGTGCTATATCCAGAAGGTGTGAACGCTCCTGCAATTGGGATCTCTGCTCGTTCAGCTTCGACACCGTTTTTCAAAACTTGGAGTTCAGCTCGACCATTTCGATAATTCTTGAGAGCGTCTGAATTTCGACTATCAAGAGGGATCGTGATCAAATCACCTGGGTTGTACGGACTTGTTACTCTCTTTGGTTCTTCGTAGACCCACGTCCGCGTTATTTCCCTTCCATCAAACAGATAGACAGACTGTGCGGCGACAACACCGACGATATAGATTCTACCGTCAAGATGTCCAGCGGTATCAGGTTTGAGTGGAGCGGTATTTATTTTACCTTTCACGAGAGCCGAATTGGTTCTCATGACCCAGGCACCTTTGATCGTACTGAAAGCCGATAGATCAATAACAGAACCAAGACCGTCATCGACCGTAATCCTACCTTCGTACCCCTCGGATAAAACTGACGGTGTAACGTTGACAAGAACGGCAGTTTTCTTGAGCGTGTTTTCCGAGATCGTCAAGAGAGAAACGTTTGTCTTTTGGTTCACACCTTTGAATTCAATCGTGAACCCGCTCGTGAAATTACCAGATACATCAACAAGATCAATCGTTGTGAGATCTTCGAGTCGAGATTTCAGAGCATTGGCTGTAATGTTGTACGTGAGAAGACCGGTCTCAGCTCCGAGAAAAGATACTTTCCAAGTACCCTCGTCTGGAACAGCGTCAAATGAGATCTTCTGTGTTTCATTTCCACCGGCAGAAGGAGCACCATACACCCTACCAGCTATTTTCACGGAATCCTGATCGCCGATGATCAAATAATCATCGTTCGAGAAATCTGTGACATCGTCGAGCTTGACGATCCCTGTTCCATCACCATCGGCTATGAATCTATGCGAAGTATAAATATAGGAATAGAGGATGTCATCTTCGACGAGAGATCCGATAGAACCGGCTGGAAGTGTCGTTTTTCCGTAGAACGGAAGTAGGATCTCAAAGTCATTCGACCAGTCAAGTGTCGAATTGAGGTAATCAACAACCCCACCACCTTTGAGTCGTATTCCTAGTCTTTGCTTCAAGTAGTCATCGAAGTCGACAAGATCATCGAGTCGTCTTCTGAACTCAGGATGTGCAACCGGATCCAAATTGTGTGCTGAGATCTCACCAGCCTGTGTGTATTTCCAATCGAACAGTTCTTCGAGGACTACGTTAGTAATGGCTATTTGGTATCTGAGTGATACAGATCCGTCTGGATTGTATTGAACCGAGTCGACATCCGGATGGTAAATCGCGAGCAGAAACTCTACATTCAAAGAGTCTCGTGCGTAAATACAGACTTCTTCAATCTTCTTGACATCGACTGATTGTCCAGAGGGAATACGACAGATCATCTCTTGGGTGTGTTCGTCGATAGATGATTTGCCTGAGATCGGAGCCTTGAACCACTGGTCCACGTTTGGTGCCGTTCGGGTCGGATCAAACGCACCTTTCGTGGTCGATACCCCGAAATCGGTTGGGAAGATCTTCCAACCTTCATTGGATTGAGCATCTTGGCACTTTAACAATCCTAGATTGGTCAATGTACCTATTGTGGCCATCGTCTCACCATCCTACAACGTACCAACCGCGATGCCACCGCTAAACGAATAATCGGTGAATCCGGCTGCAATGATGTTCGTTTCAAAACTCGCCTCATATTGTAAATCGAGAGCATCGAGTCTCGGGAAGATATAGTGTTTGATAAAAATCTGGAGTTTAGTCAGAGTCTCGATCGGATTGGGAACAAGAGATTCATTCATATTAATTTCCATATCGAATGTCTGAAGCTCTGCCTCGTTCCCTCCGGACAGTCTCACCGACGCGATCGACGATACAAGACTGTCATCCCCAGCGTCGTGAACCACTCTTAGATATGGATTTGCTGTATTCCAATCATCCACAATCTGTGCGATGGTCTTGATCCCGTCGAAATCAAGTACGATCGAATCTCCGATTCCCCCAACATCGACAGCTTCGTATGTCACACCCTCGTGGGTCGCACGAGATTTTTGGTCAATCGACTCCCACCATTCGGTGATATTGAACTCGAACCCGAGGATTTTCAAAACCAGCTCAAGACCGTCTCGATGACTTTTGAGAAAATGCACAAGGTTCAAGATCGAGTGCATGATGTCATATTCAACGTTCGTCAGAGTATCGATTACATTTTTGATGTATCCATAACCCGACTCGATGATGACTTCATCAATAACACGAGTTCTAACGAACTCAGGACCATGGTATTTGTATTTTACATCCTTGAGTTCTTCCTCTGACTTGTCGATCACATAGTCGAGCATCTCAGCCAGCTTTATGTAAAGCGACCGTTCTCTCAGCTTTTCAGGAATGAGTTCAAGGGAGTTGAAACCCACTATGTCTCCACGGAAATATTCTGTTCAATATTATAGTATTCGTTGAATCCCAGTCTATCAGGAGATTTCTCCGGGTCTTTCGCGGCCCATTCTACATTTCCGTCTCTCACGGTGTCGTTCTCGACAGACGGCCATGTTGGTTCACTGTCTGATATGTTCCCGAGAAAATTCATACACTGAAACATGAGAGTCTCTGTCCCAGACTCTACCGGATCTGTAGCAAGAACGTATTCAGACAGTCTATACCGTGTCCCAGGTTGCCACGCGGCCGGATCACCACTCTTTTCGACAGCAATCCAAACGATATCTTTGTCGTAGACAGTCTCGTCTTCGGTCGTTGGCCATATAGGTTCTGGATCTATGGCGTCTTGGGTTGTCGAGGGTGTAATCGTAACATCGCCCACGCCGATGTCTTTGAGATTGGATGCCAGTGGTTCACCTTTGGTTTCTTCAGTAATCGTAAGAGTAATAGGAGCAGAACTTGCAGCAAGTGTACTGGCAGATACAGTCATCTCAGGTACGTTCGCGAGAGCAAGAGCACTTTGGAATGCAAACGTAAACCCAGCCGAATAGTCTCCACTTACCACTATATCACCAGCACCGACACCAGTGAGAGCTTCAAGAGCTGATTGTACCGCTGCAGCATTGTCGTTGAATGCGATATCAGCAGTTTCTTCACTGTCGAATGTGAGTCTCCAAACACCGCTGTCTGGAACATAATCGAATTCGACTTTTTGCTCTTCATCCTGTCCTGCGTCAACCGGACGTCCGTCCGTGTCTGTCGTGATGACAATCGCAACCTGTTGACCATCAGGAAGCCATTGACCCGGGTTGAGAGGATCTGGGATCTTTTGATCGTAGAGACTATTGTAAGCAACGGTCATCTGAGGTACATCGATAAGCGCAAGCGCTCCTTGAAATGTGACCTCGAAACCCGACGCCTGACCAATCGTGCCTGTTACGACAACGTTTCCTGCGCCTATGTTCGGGAGAGCTTCGAGTGCAGCTTGTACCTGTGCAAACGTCGCATCATATCCAAGAAGGACTGTTGTCTTCGTGTCGTATGTGACACTCCATTGACCAATGACAGGATCGAGGGAAAACCCGATATCCTGAACTTCATTTGCACCAGCGTCCGCTGCACGTCCTTCGGTCGTTGTACTCGGTGTTGCTGTTACGGGAGTCGCAGAAACGAGAGTATTGGCCGAGTCAATTAGGAGTACAACATCCAGTTTAATGTTCACGCCTTTGAACGTGATCGTGAAATCTGGCCACGCGCCAGTGACTTCGATCTCATCGATATTCGAAAGAGCTTCGAGAGCAATCTTGAGATCGTCTGCAAGGATGTTGAACGCGAGTGTCCCGGTTTCCTGTCCATCGAAAGTCAGCTTCCAGTTACCTGCGTCAGGAGTAAGATCTGCAGATATGGATTGGATCTCGTTGATACCTTCATCTGTGAATTCCATTTCCGGTTGGGTCTTGTTCGCATCGTCTCCTTCAAACTCGACGAGAAACCCAATCTCAGGACCAGGTAAAACACTCACAACAACATCCGAAAGAGTATTGAGAGATCTCAATGCACTTTGGACGTCTGCGTCTGTAGCATCCCATGCAAGGTTCGAAGTCTTCTCATCACCGAAATGAATTCTCCACGTACCACTCGCGGGTAAAACGTCAAAAACAATCTTCTGGATCTCAAGAGATGTGTTGGAATAGAGTTTTTGATCGATCATCCGGTACATGAATCGATTGTCCACCGATGGCATGGCGAGATCATTGAGAGCATAGTCAGTATCAGCAACCCATGCACCCGGGAACGGTAAAGCCTTCTTTTCACAACGCCATACCACGTTGTTGTCTTCGATAATCTCACCGACTTGGAGTGGCCATGTAGGTTCAACGAGACCTGATTTTCTGAACACTCTTGTAAGTCTGAACACGAAATCAGACGATATCGTCTTGGGTACGACATAGGATCCTTGTTCCTTCCAGATCTCTTCTTCCCATCTGTCTCCATGGATCTGGATTCGAGTTGTCTTGATATACGCAAGAGCCTCTATTGCTGTTTCTAAATCTGTGAGATCGATCGTCTTTTCAAGGGTAAGCTCAAACGGATCGAGATCGATTGTCTTTTCGATATCAACGCTATCCGTGCCTTCAGAAATAATAGACTCGATGTCGTTTTCAGGATTACCACCAGCCTGGAGAAGCTTGATCGCGATGTCGAGTGTAACTGGGTTTCTAATGGGATGTGTTATCGTCGGAGGAGCAAGACCCATCGTCCGTCTTGAGAGCAGATCATTCAATATCGAATCTATTTCGTTTCCGAGAGTCGCAACCCTGACGGTAAAACCAGTGTTGATATCCTCAGACGTACCAGCACCGACTCCGAATTCCGTGTCGTAAACAGTAACGATCTTGCCACTGATGTAGACATCAAAATCTCCAACTGTGTCGAGCTTCGTCTTGACCGCTGCAGCAACCGTTTCCGCGACGTCATCTTTCGAGATCGTAACTTCGAGACCAATCTTTCCAGAAATGTTGGGGTCCGATCCTGTTCCATCTACATTGATCCAAAGGTAATAGTTGTTGAGTGTTGAATAAAGGTATAGGTATTTGTTTTGTAAACTCTCGTTGTCGTCGTGCTTTGACGTAATCTCGATTACTTGGAGAGTCTCACCGAACAGAGCCATATCCTCTCTAGAATACGTCAATTCGATGACTGCAGGAGAGATGTCTCTCCAGTTTGTGTCGGCGATAATAGTCCGAAGGAATTTGAAGACCTTGGCGTAGTCTTCACGCGCTTCGACCAATTTTTGAGTCTCATGGAAAAGAGGAGCATTGACCTTGATCTCTTTGATAGTCTCGGGACGAGTATATGCATTGTCCACTTCATATGTGTTCAGTGTGCCATAGATGAAGTTGATGTCAGACTGGGAATACTCGATGTCTTTGAGTTCGAGGTATTCGATCTTGAGAACATCTCCGACTGCATATCGGACCTTGGCATCGGAGTCATTCATATAGATGACATCGACCGCTCCATTTACATTCGAAACAACTGCGAATTTATCCTCATTCAAATCTCTGATACGATCGGATATCTCGACTTCGACATCGTTCAAAAGAACTCTGACGTCATTCGAGACCTTGTCTTGAGTGTAACGAAAGATGTCCGGATCTTCTGTATCGACTGTTTTCTCTTCGCTTCTCAGATCCCCCGCAGCCGCGAGAATTGTTGTCTGAACACCCGCGTTGACAGTCGTGTCTTCGAGAGCAATAAGATCTTTGTCTTTGAGAACACCGATGATCGAGTATCGTGTGATGGTACCCGTGATGTTTGGTGTAATAGTGAGTCTGAGATGAACATTGCTACCTCGGAAGACAGAATAACCGAGAAATTGTCCACCCGCAGTCACCGAGCTTCGCGCACGTGCGTAGGTCCAAAATGCTTCACGACGACTGATAATATTGTTGTAAGACAACAATGCTGAAAGACCGGCGACAATTTCGATTTTGGTCTGTCCGGTAGACGACGCAAAGAAATCGGCCCATCTCGCAAAATCAGGTTTGGACTGAACGAACCCGGTCACATCAGATTTAGCACCCGACTGTGATACGGTCGTTGGATCTATTATGAATGTTTCAGTCATAAGATATCACTTTGTTATTGACGTCCTGTATTCAAACTTCTGATCTTCAACACCCTGTATTTCGAAGACAAGATAGAGATCAAATTCATGATCGTCCAGGTTTGGTGTTATGACCGTGAGTCTGTCATCGATTATGACTCGTCTTTCCCATCTCTCTACCATCGCAGTTACCGCTCTGAAAACAGACAGCGCGGAATCCTCACTCATCATTTCAAAGATTTCGTCTTCGAGGAAATTTCCGAAATTGACATTGAAAAGACGCTCACCTACAAGTGTCTCGAAAATATTATCAAGAGACTGATACACAGCCTCTACCTTTGTAAGTAGAGCCTTGTCTTCTGGTGTGTACGAGTTGACATCACTGTAGATAGTCATACAAAAAATGCCTTAAATGCTCGTAACGCGTTCATCGCATACTCTTCTACTTCGACTCGTGCAGTTAACGTCGCTCGCCATCTGTCTTCGGCGTCTTGTCTGGCTTGTTCGTTGTCGTAGCTTTCTCCCGCCAAAATCTCCTCTATGGCGTCTTCGATACCCGCTGTACCAAGTGTACCAGCCACGAAGAGGATCATCGCAGTGTACTTATTATCAACGAGATCCGACATTGCATCATCTCTAAGAGACTCCTTGATATACTCAGTACCACCTGTAGATTCGGGGATATCCAGAACATAAATACCAGTCGCGTTGAGTGCAGCTTTGAACTGGTCCACGAGTTCTTGGAAATCTTTGACTATATCGTTGAGTGCTTCGACTTTCTTTTCGATGATTTCGATAAGTGCAATGACCGGATCTTCAGCTTGTAAAAATCCTTTCAACATGGCGAGCACTTTTAATAACAGCTTTCTGGTGTCGTCGATAAGTGGAATCGATTTGAGTGTGAATCCTATCCAATCTGGATTGGTTGATATGGGTCGAAGAGACCCACCGGTCTCCAGGTTTGCCATCCTCAATAATCTATTGAGAAGGTCTAAAAACTCTTGGTATCCAAAAACACTCGTAAGACCTTCAAGAATAGTCGCAAATGGTCCAACGCCCGGAGCCGTTACCATGATACCGAATCCAGTCACATTCGACGAACTCGTAAACACTGGTCTATTGAGATCTCCACTATCTCCGAAAGAATCGATCGCCTTGTTGATCGTCTCACCTGGTGTCAGAGTCGGAATTCCGAACTCGTCATATTGTATTGGAGCACCTGTAAACGCTGCAGCACTCAGGTTGTAAATGTCGTCCATGTTTTCAGCGTCGAAAAGAGAGATGTCTCCGGTACTGGCAACGTTGGGTTGTAGGTTGAACGGTTGAACTACGATAGCGTGAACACCCGTACTGAAAAGATCGATAATAAGCTTTTCAAGCTCATCAATCAACGCACCAAGAAGCGCTTTAAACGGGTCAGTCGCTCCCTTGTACAAAGCTTTGGCTATCCCTAGAGCTGTCGAGACGATGTCGAGAGCCGTCGAAACTTTGCCAGCAAATGTACTAACTCCGGTCAGAAATTGATTGATCTCGTCCGGTACCTTGGGTATGAGATCTGTCTTCGTCCAGGACAAACTTGATAGTCCTCGCTTTGTGTTCGAGCATGACAACCTCTCGTTCCAAAACGCGTGTGAGATTGTTCATGATATTGTCCAAATTCTTGAACGTGGGTTTTTGCCATGGCATTACGATACAGTTCCTTGGCCTTTGCCGGTAGCTGGTGCAGGTGGTTGAATCGGTGTTCCCGCGATGACAACATTTCCGGATGCTTTTCTGAATGCTTGACCTACTCCTTGTGCCATCGCGTTCGAAAGCTTCGGGAGGTTTTCACCGACAAGAGTCTTTGAAACACCTTGCGATGTGATGTTTCCCTCAATTTCTATCGGTGTGACTGGAATTGATCCCACGTCTATGACACCAGCTCCTACAGCTACCAGTGGATGTGATGATGTAAGAGTCACTTGTGCAAGTTCCAATTCAAGTGCATCGGCATATGCCGAGATGATCTTTGGGGTATTTTCACCGACAAGTCCTTTGAGTACCGCATTGGCCAAGATGGTCGTTTTCAGCTCTGCTGCAGTGATGCCTATGATTCCAAGTCCAGTACCGACTCCAGGTCCACCACTACCACTATCTGTCGTCGTAAATGGTTTCCCCACGATGCTCATGATTGTTCCGGTAGAACATGCTCCGGTGAGCTTCGGCATATCGGGACCGACGATCGCCTTTGATGTAAGATTGGCGATCATGACCTGATTCATTCGGAAATCGAGGATCGGCATGACTCGTCATTACAGTGAGTTGTAAAATTTTGTCGCAGCATCATCCAATGTTTTGAACAAGGAATCTGCCTTTTTCTGTTTGTCTTTTGACGCTTTCTTGATCATGGCTTTTGCCAACTTGGTGAACTCGTCCCATGCGGCTGATAGTTCGTCAAACGAATTGTCTTCCGCCTCATTCAATTTCTTGACTCTTTCCAGAAAATCTTTTGCTTTACTCATCGCTCTGACTCCTTGTTGAATGCTTCCATGACCGTGAAAAGATGTTCTGCAGGACCCTCGATATAATCTGTATAACACTTCGTACAGTATGCTCTTGTAATAGACTCGATTCCTATATCGAGGTTCACTATGATTGCAGGTTCTTCCGAATACTTCTTGAGATCCGTTGGAATGTGATTGATCTTGCCGTCAAACGGTGATTGCTGTCTCACCGTCATAATGTGAACGATCTCGTACGGCACATCGACGAACTCACGAGGATCAATATCAGGATCGAAATCCGGGTTCGGAACCCTCTTCATCTTCGTCTCGGTGACAGGTTCACCGGGAGGATAGAGCTTCAGAATCTTCTTACATGCTGCACATTTTCGAGGTGTTGCCACGGGTCCTCACACTCAGGTACGTTTTCGTTTTTCCAGTTCGGATTTGATCCATTTTTTCGCAATCGGATTGGTGGTCGATTTCCTGGCAAACTTGGCGACTTCTTTCCAGACCATGGCAAGAACTTTGTCATCGCTCGTCTTTGGATCACTGTTATCCACGACGATGAAGTTCTTGCCAAAGAGATTCTGAAACTTACCAATGTTGTTTTGAACATCGTTCCATGCTTTGGTTATTGCTTCCACACGGACTGTTCTTCCACCTCTTTCACCTCTTTGTTTATTCCGTTCAATTGCAACATCCAGTGACGTATTTACGAAGATCATGAACGCATCATAGCCAAGTTCCTCGAAGTTCAATTTCTGACCCTTGATCTTGTTGTAATCTTTGGCAGTTCCATCAATGAGTAGACCCAAGCGACCGTTGAGATACTGTTTCAGTTTTGACCCAGTCAATGTCTTGGCTTTTTTTCTAATCTCTTGTGATTTTTCGAACTCCTCTTTAGAAAGCTTTGTGAAGTCGAGAGAAAGACCAGCCCGGGTCAAAAATAATTCAACCAAATCATCGGAATTCACCGCTCTAAAGCCGTGTCCACCTGTTGTATGTTTGCCGACGAAACCTTTACCGGATCCCCCGCCCCCAGCCATGAACACGGCTTTGAAGATAGAAGGATCATACACACCCTCATTGATAAGGACTGCCTGTCGCACTCGTTCTAAAACCTGTGCCGCTCTTGATGTCATGGAAATATCCTCGTGGTAAATTTTGTATTTGAACGTAATGAATTATCTCAGGTTTCTATGTGCTTCTTGCCATCGATTGTGACACGGACATCCCCTTCATCCGTAAGATCGTTGAAGGCGTCTACAACCTTCTTGATTATCTTGTCGTCGACTGGTTTTCCAACGTCGTACGTACTATACGAAATCCATTTATTATTCATAGCTATGAAGACTTCGATTTTACTTCCAGGCTTCACAGTCTTCTTGATGGATGTGGCCAGATCTTCTTTTGCTTCATTTGCCTTCTTGATCACGTCCAAAAATTCTTTTGCGATACCCATGAGATTCTCTCCTTAAAATAAACATCTGTTTACATGTTATTCGTCTTATCCTATTTGTACCGTTGGAACACCAATCTTAGGTTTTCCCGATGTCAAATCTTCGATCGGATCGCTAAACGTTGAGATACCAAATCCACCCAAAACCTTATTGAGACTCACAATAAGACCCCTGATATCGTACGGTCCAACAAGAGCCGTTTTCTCTACCGGTCCAGTTATCACAGTCTGTGTGAGTCCAAGACCAATCGTTTCAGTTTTTTTCAACGCCACAAGACTGGTCTTCTGTCCACCTACTGACTCGCCCCGGTTTCCCGTCGTCGATTCTGATAGACTTCCACCCGTAGATCTTTGCACTCCACCAAGAACCTCTTCCAAAAGACCACCTGATACCTCGGTCGTCTTGTTACCGACAGTCTCGATAAGCTCATCGACAGTCACTCGTTTGATATCTCCGGTGTCTTCCTGTTCTCCAGCTTGGTTGGTGGTTATTTTTCCCGTCTCGAAATCCAGGATGAGTGAAGTCTTTCCGTCCGCCGACTGGAAATTGAGTTTACGAGGTCCTTTAATGGTAACAGACCCATCAGACTCAACCTGAAAACCAAATCCACTTGGGTGAAGATACTCGCTGATCTTCTTGGCCTTGTTCGTAGTGAATTGTTGTCCTTGTTCGTCTCTTGATCCATACGTGTTCGGATAATCCTCGTTCACGGGACCTGTCTGAGTAAGAGTCGATTCCCACGAACCAATGTAGAACCCGCTGTAAATGTCTCCGTATGGAAAGATGATCTCAATTTCACTTCCGAGACTTGGGATCTTTACATCATTCGAAGTACGTCGAGGATAGATCCACGGGAGTTTGTCAATAGTACCTGCGAGTCTGCCAGCGATCACAGCTTTGACACGACGAAGTCTATCGGGATCGTCGTTGTTCATCACGACACCACGATGAGGTTTGGACAGACCTTCGGAAGGTTTCAAAAAATCATTTGCTTTGATAAGCATCAGATGTGTTGTCCCCTTACCTCGTTGAGTGATTCCCTACACATCTCAACAACCGTAGCAACCTGGTTCTTTTGGGTCGTCCGCGCTACTTTCGTTACATAGTAGAGACCCGTTGCAAACTCTGAAGAAGCTGTCGTATTTCCAAGTCCAGGATCCTTGAACATCACAAGATCGAGTATCTTTACCGGTTTGAATACACCTTGGAAACTCGTTGTTACCTTCAAAGCACCGAAACTTATGAGCCTCGTGAGATTATTATAAAACGCGTTCCAGTAGTTCTCATGGAGATTCTCGTTCCTAGTATTGATACCAAGGAAATGGTTACCCATTTCACTTCGCTTGGCTATCTTCGACGCCAGTGCGAGAAGAGTCTTGTTCTCTCCCCTAATGATCTCCGTTAGTCCACTCTCTATGTCATATACTGCTCTTTCTTTCGTGTATCCGACGAGGTTGTTGATGAACCCTGAGTTCGACTGGATGACTGGATCCGGATCAATCAGGATTTCTTTTTCATCGTCCTCTGGGTTGACCGTGAACTTCCAGGCATATGCCTTGTTTCTTACAGGATCCTTACCGGCGTCTTTGATGTCTTTCAGGATGTCCTTTAGAATAAATGTGCCGTCAGATGCAATTCCGACAGCCGGGAACGAATCAGGTAGATGAGAATGCATCCAAAGATCATTAACGAATTTTCTATCTGTGAAGTTGGGTTGTATCCAAATTTGCTTATCTTCTGATACATCTATATTCGATTCGAAGTGGGGGAAATGTTTCGCTGTAATCTCTTTGATGACTTCGACGCCAGATTTTTCGTCGCTCAAAAAGACGTTCGACGGTGTGATGTAATCGATCGCAGAATAGAATCCGTTAGCCGAAATAGATCGTTTCGCATGTCCCCCCGGTGTAGCTACAAACCTTGCCGTATACAATTTGGTATCGAGGAGATCCTTGTTTGATCGTCCGAACGACAGTTCGATGTCATTTGTCTCGTTCAAAAGACCCATGATCTTGTCGTTTCTTGTCGTGAATCCTATCTCGAATGTAGGGAGAACATTTCCGACTTCCTCGACAAGAGTCAAAGTCTCGAAATCATCCCGATTAAGGAAGTCTTTCTCGTCCCCAACATCGAATTTGAGAAGGTATTCACCATCGACGCCTATCACTATACCACCGCTGTTTGTCGTGATTTTAATGAAAAGAATAGATCTTCGACGTCTTCGAGACTCGGATACTTGATCTGGAGACCTGGGACGAGACTTCGATAATCGAATATGTCATTGTAGATCAACAGGATCCACCAGTATTGCATGTCGGTGTAGATATTACTCGAAAGTAAATCCGGTCGACCTTCTTCGGCTTGTATTTCGTAGATTCCAAATACAGTCAGATCTCTCAAGTCTCCGAAGAACGCACTCGTCAAAGGATCGTAGCCACCATCTTCAATCAACTCCATGAACTTCGCCATGTCGTAGCGTTCTTCAGAGATGATATCGAGATTGATGAAGTGTCTAGACATAGGTTACTGTTCACCTCCTGTAGGAGTAGCGCCACCAGCAACCCCTACACTCGGAGCAGTGAATTGAAAAAAGTATCTTCTGAAATCCGAGAACGTAATATCCCGAAACGGAGTAAACGATATTATTCCACTTGCATACAACGGTGAACCATTCGTTACGATTATCTTGGAGATATTGAAGTTCACATCTTTCATAAGTAGATTTCGTGCTCTGAACCATTGTCCCAATGACACTGCAATCGTTGTGTCTATTTCCGGTGTGTCCTCTGTGGTCACGGATGGTTGATACCCAAGTGGAGCAGACATAATACCTGCTTTGAGACCAAGAATTTCTGTATCAAGTGCCATAATAGTTTCATATGCTTTTTCAACTTCTTCGAGCACGTTATCACTGTCTCGGATAACTGTGAAGATGAGTGGTAAACTAAAAATCGGTCTCGCTGTACCAGTCCAGACAGATGTCGTTTGAACCTTAGACTTCAATATCACCTGTGGTACCTGTATCTTGACCATACTCGCAAGCGCGGATACACCCGCCATCATACTAGATAGACTCTCTTGTCTGGCAGATACAAACGGTTCGTTATATTGAGCTGTCATATTTATAGGAAAATCATCGGTCATAAACCCGACAATCTGCTTTTCCTTTTTGTCGATCTTCGACCGGTATGCAACGACGATACGTGCATCGAGATTCGAAGTAATTTTGTCGATATCCAGGTATGCATCAGCCACCGGTTACCCCTGTCAAACCCTGATTCATAATGGATAACTGAATATCGTCAATCTGCGTCTTCCTTGTAACGGTCTGCGGAGGTTGTTCCATATTGACATTGATAGACTGTTTCCCCTGTCCCGCGACCAGCTTTTTCATCTCATTCAGAAGAGCTTGCATGATACCTGGGTCCTCAGACGCCGCCTTCGTAATCATATCGATGGCTTTTTCAGGACTCATCATCTCGGGTTTCGATTCCCGGGTTACTTCTTCAGGCTTGGTTGGAGTAATGAAGCTCTCGATGAACTCTTTGGCCCCTTCTGGTAAAAGCCAGCTAGGTATATTATCGAGAGCCTTTTTGAGAAATCCTTTGGCTTTTCCCATCACACCGGTATCGCCAAAAATTAGATCGACACCACCGCTTATGTATTCGCCCACCTTGTCAATATCGACGACCGATGCTACGACGGTCTTGATCTTGTCGAACACTTTCCCGGCTTTGGCGAGGAGACCCTCTTTACCATCGAACAGCCATGTAATACCTTTTTCAATACTATCGAGGTTGTTAACCACGAATCCAATCGGAGTCATATCGAAGACGGTTTTGAAAAAGGCACCTACCTTTGGAAGCAATCCTTTACCCTTTTCAAATAGCCATGACATACCGTCTTCGATCCACTCGATACTCGTGTTGATTCCTTCTCCAATGGTACTCATGACACTCGACAAGAATTCGCCCGTTTTAATGAGAAGACCTGTGGTCTTACCATACAGCCAACCCATACCTTCTTTGATCTCATCCCAATAATGAATGATCGCACCGAGTGGTGGAAAACTCCATGCCAAGAGTTTGAGGTAGTGAGCTGTCTTGGCCAAGATTCCTTCTTTTTCACCGAAGAGGAATTTCGTTCCCTTGTCGATCCATTTGAACACGTCTTCGGATTCAGCTAAACCAAACGTCAATCCTGATATCGCACTTGCAAGACCGGCTTGAACTTTGGTTCCGAATTTTACCTTCTGACCCGGTTTGATTCCCGCGATCTCGGCTGCATTGGTGAATCCTTCGGAAAAATCCCAAAGAGCCATACCGACCGCGAGAGCTGTCCCGAGACCAGGAATAGCTTTCGCCGCACCTATGCCGATTCGACCAACTTTCCCAAGAACTTTGAGTCCTCCTTTGAGTCCGAACTTTCCAGCTTTACCAGCTTTGGCTAAAAGACCTGGTTTTCCAGGTACCGAAGGTTTAGGTGTTGGTACTCTACTCGGCGCAGCAGGAGCTTCTTCTCCACCACCAAAAAGACCGCCAAGACCAATCGCGCCCGCAGCTAATCCTCCGAGACCGGCTACCTTTCCAATAAGACCGCCACGTCGACCGAGGAATCTACCTGCTCGTCCTAAAACTCCTGGTCCACCTCTTCCACGACGAAACGCACCAGTCGCTCTACGACTTGTAAGGATCTCCGGTTCTCGTCTGAAAAACCCACGTGCTCGACCTACGGCACCCCTACCACCTCGACCGATTGCTCTTGCACCGCGAAGTCCACCACGACCCAATCCCATCGCTCCACGTCCAGCGAGCATCATTGGATCGATTCCAAGTTGATTCAGTATAGGGGAAAGTCCACCAAGACCAGTCTGAGCTAAGAGTAGATCTGTGAGACCACCACCGATCGCTCTTCCACCTGATACAAGACCGGCATTCTTCTCGAAGAAATCTTTCAGACTGTCGCCACTCTTGGTCTGTTGTGTCATCGCGTCTTCGAGTTTCTCGTTAGTGAGAAGAAGTCCCTCGACACCGTCATCGATCTCGGTGAGTTTTCCTACAATCTTGTCGTCGCTAATATCCTCTTTCATACGAGTGAGCATCTCGCGGGTCATCTTGGTATCGTCGAGATTCGTTCGTTTGAGTTCCTTGAGGTCTTTTGAGGATACGCCATTGCTTTGAAGAATCCCGGTAAGATTTTTCAGCATTCCCTTCCGGGTCTTCTGGTCGATATCCTGATTGGTGAGAAGTTCATCGAACCGATCGATCATAGTCGAAAGATTCGTTTCGAACGTCAAACCAGCACTATCCATGGCCAGTGTGATTTCAGACATACCTTCGTTCAGTTTTTTTGCTTCCTCGTTAGAAACCTTCTCGCGTTTGAGAATTTTCTGTACGATATCTTCTAGTGCTCCACTCTCCACTTCCTGAACCACACTTGCAAGTCCAGGTTGTTCCACGACCAGTGTTTTTATCTTCTCGATCTCTTTGACAAGGATGGTCTTCGTAAATAGAAAACTCTGACCGACGCTCGCGATCTCGTTATGTGTCTTCTCCTCTTCAGAGACAAAGACATTCTGTGCTTTGTTGATAAGACTGGTCATCGCCGCATAACCCTTCTTCACGGGTTCGAGCGTTTCCTTGACCAGTTTGAATCCCTTGTCTTCAGGCATCTAAGTTCTGAGTCCTTTCAAAATCTTATCGTAGTGTCTTCGTACCGTAGCATAGTCCATGAACTTGATGTGATACGCGTTAACCACATTTCTTGTTGCCAAAACGTATTCGATCGCGTTTAGGACTTTTGGACTCACGAAACGGTAATAGGAGAGCTTGACCTCCATCAAGCTCGACAGGATACCTATAATCACAGAGTTTTTCCTTAGAACCCTCTTCAGAGTCTTCTTCAGAAATCTTGACGGTACATTTGATTTCAAATGGCTTCAAACCATGGTGTAAAAAGTCATTCACCTTTTCAAGGTATTGTCCGTCCTCGATATTAGCACGATAAAATTTGTCATATACATCATCAAAATCTTCATAGATCTCATCCCGGTTCACACATTGCATAACATGCATTGCAATTTCATCGTTTTCTTTGCCCATTTCGATGAGATCCAAGTAATCGCCGACTGTGACAGGCATGAAAACATGATCTATCCCACCGAACAAATCAACTACAATAGGTAGCTCTGGTTTCTCGGACGGATCGATATCGTCGAACAAATCGTTATAATCGAAAGACTCCGTTTCTATGGGGTACTTGTCCCGTCCCTTGCATTTAGGACACGCACACACCGCAATGAATTTTTCACTTCCGAGTCCAGAAATCTGTCGTAACAATGCTATATAAAGGAAGTCCGACAATGTGATATCACGTTTGTTGAAATTCGTCTCAATGCCTCTGAGAACAAATTTTATTTTTTGTTCCTCGGACATCTTGGAGTCAGAAGATTTCAACACCTCGCCATAACTGTACATCCTATATGTAATAGACGGCGAAGGCATTTTACTTCGGTAAGACAAACCCTTGGAAGGTAGCTGATCAAGATCGAGAGACACGGTTGAAAGATCAGTATTACCTTCCAGCTCTCCACCAGATCTGTCTTCGATAGGTTCGACGTTGCTCGCGTTGTCTGGAGCTGGAGATATTTGTTCTGGAGCTGGAGATGTTTGTTCTGGAGCTGGAGATGTTTGTTCTGGAATTCGATTGAACTGTCTTACCTGTCCCCGATTTTTTCTCTTTACTTTCATGCGACCTTTCCAGCAACGACTAATGTCGCCGGTGTAACAATTATGTCACCCGAGCCAGTTCCCAACCTGGAAAATGATCCTTTCGGGAACACCCAGTATGACCTGTTGTCGATATCGTTTTTCGCGCTGTCGAGGGTTTGAATCTGGATTTGTTTCACACATCTGGCCAACGGAGCAACACGACGAGTCGTATTGAGATTCAAAATCTCCTCGTTGATCCACGTTTCAAACCACTTCGCAAGAACCTTTTTCTCGTTATCCATGAATGTCATTGTAACTTCATGTAACGACGTGTGAGATGGGATCTCATAGGAGGTATTGTAGAGAGTGAACGCATACGTTTCGAGCTTGGCAATCTCTTCACCAATGTCAATCGCGGGAAACCACTTATCAAACGGGGAAGGAGCGTCAGGAAAGCGAACGTCCCACTGATACTCCTTACCCCATTGGATGGATCTGACCTGATCTTGATTCTCGAGAAAGGAAGCCAAAGGTTACTTCCCCTTTCGTAAGGCATATAGAGGATTAAACACATTTTTTATCATACTGTTTTGTAGGTCCGTTTCGACTTTCATCATGAGTCGATTCAAAGCATAGATGTCAGCACCACCTGGGGCACTATTGGTGAGCATCCCCATCGCATCTCTGACTTTCGACATACCTCTGCTAATTTCTTTACTGGTAGTTTCGGGATCTGGAAAATCTTTGATATCCAGTTGTATTTTCTTCTCGTTGAGTCGAACCTTATCCAAAAAGTCCTTTGCTCTTGTGGTCATCGTGTCCTCCTAGACTACTTACCTCTAAAACGAGCGTGTATCACGACACATCAGACAAAGTACCATTCAGATACCTGTCTAAGAAGCTTCTCCGTCGGTGAAGTAATTGTAACTCACGGTTACCGTGGGTTTCACTGTGTCGCTACCTTCGCCGACAAGTTGAGCACTGGCTTCATCGTCTGACCAAAACGCTCCATGAAGCTTGAAAAACCATATACGATTGTTGTCTCGATCGAGCTGGTAAAGTGTGATCTCACCCTCGATTTCATTCTGTGGTTTCTTCTTCCCGGTATTGGGATCCCAACACGCATCGCGCCACGCCTTGAGGAACTTGCGAATAGTGTTCTTGGTGTCTTCGAGGAATGTCAACGTGATCGAGTCGGAATAGGTCGGAACACCACTTTGCCGAATCTTGTGACCACGGACATTTCCTTCGACTACAGCATCGGTCAGTTTCGGAACATCGGCTGATTCGCACCTGACGTTGAGAGCTGCACTGGTAAACTGTCCAGCAATCGCAGGGGGTGGAACTGTGAATTCGAAATCCCAGCTAATAAGTAGTGCGAGATCTCCGATCTGTCTTACCTGTTCATGTGTAGGTCGTCCCATTTTCTTAGTCCTTTCTCGGATCAAAGATCAAATCCTGGTGGACCACAAGGATCCACCAGAATACAAAATCAAACGAGTTCTTCTGCCAAAGTGAAATCGAGTCCGGTCGACGTTATGATGGTCTTGAACGGAACGTACTCGATGTCTTGTGCAGGTTTGACAAACAGCCAGAGGTTCATCCGGTGTGCGTCGACGTCTTCTGAGTCGTTGTTGTCACTACTGCAGACAACCCTGAACGCATAGACACCGGTACGACCTTGGATGTTCCCCATGTACGTGGTCACGAGACCCGTAGCACGTCCTTGTTCTGCCGGGTCGTTCAGCTCGAAAAGGAAGTCTTCGAGAGCTTCAGCGACTGCAGGTTTGATGACAATGAGGAGCATACGGACATGTATCCGGTCAAGAGCGGAGGGTGTCGTCCAAAGGGTCTTTTGACCCCAGATGGCAAACCCTTTACCTTGTTTGTACCGGAACGGATTGATTCCATTATCGTAGAGGAGATCCATCTCTCCTTGGTCGTACTCTCGACGAAGACCCTTGATCGTGAGTCGTCCGCGTTTCCAACCTGCGGCTGGGAACCAGAGTTCTTCAGTCGCTGCAGTCTCACAGATCGCCGCAGCCGCGAACCCATCCGGAGAGATATAAATATCTCTGTCGTTGAAACGATCGTAGACCAGAGAGCTACCGGCGTAGATTCCCGCGTACGACGAGTTCAGAGCGAGTGTGGTCTTCCGGTAATTCACCACCTCGGTCATGTAGTCTGCTGCGTCTTCAGCGGAAAACGGAGTCGACAAGACTGCGAAGGAATCATCACGGTTCTCCGCAAGAGTCGCGAGATGTTGTTGGTAGTTGACCGTTGCCCAGCCACCATCCATGATGACCGTGAGCAGTGTCGAATCAGGATTTTTGAGAGCGTCAACAGCTACGATCATCTCTGCGTCAGTAACAGCAGAACCGTTGTCTCCACCATTCAAGGCAAGAACGGTCGCCTGGTCTTTCGGAAGAACCGTGTTGGCAATCAAGATGTTGTCGATCGCCCTGATGTATTTCGAGGAGAGCAATCTGTCCTCTACATACATGTTTCGACCGTACCCATCCTTTAGACCTTGTACTCTCGAAAGGGTAAACGATTCGACCGGAGTCGCAACGTTGTCTCTGTAGTACACGTCAATGACAAATGCTCCAGCTACTTTGACGTAGTCGGGATTTGTCGTATAGGTCGTCACCTTGATCTTGATGTCATCGTTCCAGATACCCTGGTTGGTACCGTAGATGAGGATCGCTTCGTCAACGACGTCAACCTCGTCCACACCTTGTGTCGTAACTGAGAATGTTACACCGGCGTTAACATCGACCGCATCTGACACATCGCCTTTGTCAGCTTTTGTGAGAACAAATGCCGCTGTCGTCGGAACCGGTGCTGAATACTCAGTCAAAGCAGCCAAAGCAGCCGCAGTTTTTACAGCAACCTGAATTGCCGTATCAGCCGCAACCACATCAACTTTCACAGCGGTTCCGGTGAGACCGGGATCAGTCTGGGTATTCGCTCCATCTGTTACATCATACCAGATGTAGTGTAGATCGCCCGGTGCTTGCCATGCCCTACCAACACCATTGAAATCAAGAGTTGAAGCTACAGGACATGTCACTTCCGTCACTTCTGCAACGCCTTCGACATCCGGATTGTCATCGAAGACATACGCAGACGGGTCCACGAGACCGGCTGGAAGTGCAAAGTTGTCCGTACTCGACGAGATCGTCTTGAGCGACAGACCTCCGTAGAGTGCGTCTTTCGCCGCTCTTACCGTCCACATCTTGTTGGTTTTTTGGAGAGCGGTAAGAGCCGAAAAAAACGAAAGGTCGTGTCCGACTTCGATCTTCCCGTTGGGTGTGAAATCGTTCAAGAGCTTCGTGTCACTCGTGACTAGAACCTTCGAGTTGACAGGACCTCTTGGTGCTGGAATCGCTATACCGCAGTATGGACCAGGAAAACTCGGTACACGTGCGCTGAGATCCAACTCTGAGCGTTGAACTGCTGGTGCTCCCATGGGACTCCTCCTTCCTACTTGTTACAGTTTGGTTGCGAAGATTCCCGTGGGGAGCTTCTCTAGTTTTTCGATATCCGGAACGATGAACGGGTCTTTGGGATTAGCTCCCGCTCGCGCTGGAACGACAATGTTTGTCTTGTCATATTTCAGAGGAACGGCATGTCTCAGTCTCGAAAAGAGTTTTCGAGCGTTCGGACCATACTCGTTCTTCTTCCACTGCGCCTTCTTTTTGGATTTTGGTGAAGCACCAGGTGGTGTTACACTCGTGTTTTTTGCCATTGCCTCTCCCCTATGAACTTGGTTCAACTTTGAATTCGCGAACTGTTTTATATTCGGTGCGATATTTGGATACGTCTAAGAAGGTATTGATCTGTGCATTGATCTCCAAGATGATCTTTCCAGTGCCTTTGAACACCGGAAACCCTCCGCGTACGATAGCCGATGACGTGTAGAGTTTGTAATCAATACCCTCGTAATTGACAGTCAGATCATCGAGAGCATTGTAAATGACACTATACTCGTACACTCCACCAATACCAGGTAACGTGACATCGATATTCTTGATGCTCGCGATGTTCTCTTCGACGAGGTATTCTACCTCGAAATTCTCCATGTCATGCATCTCGTCATGACAATAAAAGAACTGGATCTCCATTTCCCCGTTGAGCACACTGAAAAGTTCTACTGTACCGTCGAAGATCTCGCCTTTGGTTTTCAATTTGTGAAGACGACGACCGGAACCTAATCCTGACCATCTGAGAGGAGTTCGTTTGAATGCGATAAGAGGAAAAGCGTCTTTTACAATGTCGAATGTTTCGTTGTCAGCTCTTAGCTTCGTGATTGCAGTTTCAAATGAGAGTTGCTCGTCATAGACAAACTTCAGACCCGGATTCAACGCCGTACACTTTTGCATGAATCGATCGAGCACGAGAACTGGTGTTGATATGACATTGATGGTCAAGAATATATCCTCTCACCCAGCCTTGAACAAAATCTGACAAATCGTCATGTCAACCCGTCCATGGCTTTGATCTTCTCGATCAAAAATGGAATATCCTTGCTCAGTGTCACAGGTACACCGTTGATCTGGATGTCGAACAGGATGTTCCCGAGTGCGGTAAAGAAGTCGGAAAGCTCGTAGAGCTTCTTCTTTTCAACTTCGTCGTGGGTCTTCTCAACGAGTTTCCCGAATTTCCGGATCGCGGCGATCGTGTCCTTGCGCTTGGCAAAGTCAATTTTCTCGGAGATATTTGCTTTGTCGATACGATCGATTAATTCTTTTGCAGGACTATTCATGATGATATCCTTTCTAATCGCCTAACGATGCGAGTTTGAACCACGAAAAGATCTCCAAGAAATATCCCTTGCCTTCTGGGACTTGAAGACTGAACCGTCGTGTCCTTCCATCGAGAGTCTTATAAGAGATACGTCCTCCTGATTTTGGGATGTCAGATTTCGTCAGAAGAAATGTCTCATTCAGCGTTCCCGAGGAAAACGGTCCAAATACACCAAGTTCATCGGTAAGTATGATTCCGGTGAACTTGACCGGTTCGTCTGCAACGCTTCCAGATGCTTTCCCGTAGACCTTTGTGTAGACATTCTTCACCATCTCATAGTAATCGAATTCAATTCCGATCTTCGGTTCAAGAGCCTCGTACGCCATAGCGTATTTTGTTTGGAGGATCTCCTCCACACGCTTGATATACGTCAATTCGTTATCCTAGTGCGGGTCGTCGTTTCGGTGTTTTAAAACCTGGTGTTCGCTTTGGAGTTTTGAGTCCAGGTGTCGGTTTTCGTTTGAACGTCGCCGATTTCTTCACAACTGGTTTTTTCTTCACAGTCTTTTTCTTGGGACGAATTCCCTTGATACCTGTTACTTTTCCTTGCACGAGTCCTGCTCCGATCAATACTCTTATGAGAGCTGAAATGTGTTTGCAAAACCCGAGGATGTTCTTTGGGTTTCTCTCCGGTCGATCTTTGGTCTTGCGGATATATCGACGCCAATTTCCGATGAGCGACTTTTTGTCGTGGAGTGGCTTCTCCCAACCAAAGCGGAAATCGGGACAATTATGTACAAATACACCACTTGAACAATCGGTATTACCATCTATATCTACTGCGAAATTCCCATACTTTTCTACGGTAAAACAATAAACATCTTCACATCCGTCTTCTTTGACCGAGACCACTTTATGGTTAAAGTTAGGATCTTCTTTCACAAGATCATACATCCCCACTGACCGCTTCATTATCTGAATGGGAAGATCCAGTGCTGACACATGTCTTCTAATCGCATCGAGGAAGTGATGAAATTGTGAATAACCAAATTTAGTCTGATAAGAAGATGTCAAACGAAATGAACCATTGGATAAAGATATGAGCCAGTTCCTAAGAACGTTAGCTTTTTTGAAATTTTTACTTTTCAATAATGACCATGACCCATCCTTTTGAGCGTCTATCATCTGCTTTCTAACACGTTCACGATGTTCGTCTGTTTGAAAGTGATGACGTCCTTCTGTGACAGCTTTCCTATTTACTTCCGTCGCCTTCGCTAAACCATGACTAGTGTCGATAGACCCGTCTGCGAGTTTCCTTTTCCGGGTATCAGATTGTCTCTTCCTTACTTCTAGTGTATTACCAGCGACCCTGCATTTCTTGACAAAGTCGTCTATTTGTCCTCTTTGTCTTCGTGTCTCTACAGCTTTCATTGAAATTTCAGATCTCTTCCCCGGAGACATCGCAAGCCAGCGTTCGAGTACCTTTCCATGGAGACCTAGTCGTCCCTGAGTCTCACGCATCTTCTTCACAGTCTCCGGATTCTTCATCGGATTCTTGTCACCAGCCATCCTTTCATGGTGGAGCTTGTTATGCTCATACCATGACATTCTCTGAATGTTGGATGGTGTATTATCTCTCTTGTTAAAATTTCTATGGTGTCGTATCGTTCCGGCTGATTTATCATAAACGTCGGTTTCTATATTGTAAGAATCCGACAAAGAATGTGTTGTTTCCCATTTGTCGGACCCTTGGTATACTTCCTCGTATCCTTCCATGAATGTTTTGTCAGAAAGCTTTCTATAAAGTGGTTCAATCGAATCACCAGATGTCAATTGGTCAGCTCGTAAATAATGACCGTTTTTCAAAAGGAATTCATGATCGGGTGTACATCTAATAGAATTTCCATTATCGAATGTGATTTTCAACAGTTTAGCATTTTCTTCTTTGACCTCACATGTATGGGCTCTACCAACCACTACCTTTTCACAATCAACATCATACGAAAATACGAAGAACTCATTTCTCCCGATCAAATCTCGTATTGGAATGGATGTCCCATCGGCAAGTGGTATAAGAGTATCTCCAGTGAAGCAAGAGCACTTTATTTTCACCGGATTTTTACTCAAACGAGGTGGCTCATAATACATGAGCTTCGTAGCGACCTTCACCGGTATCCAGTTTTCTTTTTCTTTCTTATCGGAAAACTTCACGTCCCCGAACTGAGCATATGTCGTGTACCGTGCAACCTTTTTTGGTATCCCTTTCTTACCGGTAACTTCTACAGCACCCGCAGGATCACCTTCGACTGTACCCTTGTAAAGAATCATCTTCACACCGACCATAGGCACAGTCACGATCTCGATGACATCCCGGCGTTCATACTTCGTGTAGTCCCGGAAAGGCTTCATCTGTTTTGCAATTTGGGTAAACGACATAGCCATGAAATTGCGTCCTAGACGAGGTTTCCGTCGATCTTCTTGATGCCTTCGAGAATCGAAATCATCTCGTCGAGTTCTTCCTTCATCTTCGTAGCTTCGGACATGGGAAGACGAGCATATTTGTCCACGGTAATATTGACGAAGAATCCCTTGGTGTCCGCCCCAAGAGATGCATACCTGTTTTCGACGTATATTCCATTGAATCCGTATTCTGTTGAATACGCCGCAGCGCTGAGACCTTTGCTTTTCAAAAGATTGACAATCTTCTCAGCTTTTGCGAGATCGATCTCAAGCTTTCCTTCACTGACAGCGAGAACAGATTCATTGAGATTCTCGAGAAATTTTCCGGCGATTGACTTAGACATCGTTATCCTCCGTAAGATAGATAGAAATCCCCGAACTCTTCAGTCAGTTCTTCCTTCGCTTCGTCTTCCATTTCTTTGCCTTCGGAGACGAGTTCAGAAGCATCATCTGTAATAGGGAAGTCTTCGACTGTGAATGCTCGGCGGGATCTGCCGACGATCTGAAGAAATCGTCCGGTAAGAAGCTTGAAAAAGACATCTGCGCCATCATCGATCGTGCTGAGATTGTACGAATCTAGATCCGACGTGTTACCGTCTTTGACAACAGCGTGTTTGTATACTGCAACGATGTCATAGATACCAGGGGATGGTAGATAGAGGATCGGGTTACGATACTCCCATGGAGCCTCAACTTTTTTGAATTTATATGCGAACGAATCCATGAGTTGCCAAAGAGGTACCCCGGCAATACGCACCGGTACCACGTTGGATATCCAATCTGGAATATCGCCAGTAAATGTGTAGGTACGAACCGACGCGTTTATATTGAACTTACGCGACTCTGGTGCATATCGGCTGTACTTACCAAGGACAGAGCGAACCAAGACGACAAATTTGTCGATCTTGACTTCAAGGTTTTCGGCTCTGACGATGAACTGACTGGATTCCAACAGGACTCGATCAAAAATTTCCTGAAGGGTCATATATCAGCCTCGTCGGATGTTACTTACCGCGTCCCTTTGGTTTCGGATCTGTCTTCGGGGGATTCTTCGGATCGGAGTTCGGTTCGAGTTTCGGAGGATTCTTGGATTCGGTCTTGATTGCCGCGTCGTATGTGATCTCGACGGTTTTCATAGCTTCGAGAGATTCAGCGTCGTGTTTGTATGGAGCGTACTCTTCCTCGGTTTTGAAAAGGTGTGAGTCGTCCTTACTGAGCGTGATTGTTTTGATGGCTGGATTCCCGGCACCAAGTAGCGACTGACCTTTGAGAATGTTCTTGACTATTATCTTCATCAAATGTCTCCCAGGATTTATGAAAGTAAAAACCGGGGAACCCCGAAGGATTCCCCAGTGAATGTATGACTAATTGTCACAAGTGGCCTATACCACAAGGGTTACGTGATGGTCAACTTGGTAATGTACTGTGCCACAAGCGTTTCCGCCGCGCCCCAGGCTGCACCCGCTCGCATTGAGCCCAGAGGGTTAGGTGCCTCGGGGATCGTTCCCGTGATGAGGAGTGGCATAAAAGGGGCCCAGATCGCGGGCGCTTCGAAAATCGTGCCACCATTCCATACACACAGGATTTCAGCCAGCGGTAAGATTGCTGCTTCGAGTACACGAACCACGGTTACGCCATTCAACGTTCCGTACACGTGTGCGCCGAGAGCTTTTCCATCGGCCAATTTCTCGAATCCAGGCATGACAGAGATCGTCGTGCAAGCGTCTTTTCCGGCGATGAGAAGAGAGATGATTCCACGGCCACAGTTTCCAGTGAGTACGCCTTCGGCTTGTGCGACCGCTTTTTTGAAAGACAGCCAGTGTTCGTAATCGGAAATGTTCGTCGGAGGAGCTTCCTGCCAGTTGGTATTTCCGATGGCACTAGCGTTCATGCTACGAATCAGGTCACCTGCGATCTCACGGTTGATCTCGGTCGTGAGTCGAGTTGCGAGTTCGTCTTCCGCAACCATGCCGAAACGCTTCATGAGAGCGAATTCTTGCATGAGTCCGATGCGTCCCTTGAGAGCGTACATGTGACTCATGACAGTCTTGCTGTCCATGAAATCTTCGATGATCGGAAGATCGGTCGAGAGTTCGTAGTTGGCCTGACCAGATGCGTAGATCTTCTTGGCGTCGAGACCGACGTCGTCGGTGACTTTCAGAATCACCGCACCGGTAACGTGGTTGATGGTACCGGAAAGTCCGATCCCGTAGAGTACACCCAATCCAGTCGCGGAGTCAGTTTCAACATCTTTGGCGACAGCGACACTCTCTGCAATGCCTTCGATCGTGATCTTGAGGGTCTGAGACCTGATGGGAAACATCGCTGCAGGAAGAGTGAAACCGTATCCTTCGGTACCCGATGTGATGGTAGCGCCTGTGTCCAGGGGACCGAGCAGGTTCGATGCGTATCCCACTGGAGTCACGATACCGGTACGTGGGTTGACGACTACGTCACCAGCGGCTTGGGAACCTTTGGTTGTCGCTGAACGCACGTTCTGAAAGTAGACTGTTCCCTTCTCGTCGTCGATCATTTGTGTTCACTACGAGTCGTTAATCCGTAGCCGGGACGAAACCCAGCTCATGCTTTCACATGAGATCAGACTATATCTTCATCCTTCTCTTTGCAGAGGTAGGATGTCCCCCATTTCCACCCACTTGGGTGTACGCTCGTCAAGAGCTAGTCGTTGAACCTTCTCAATTTTCATTGAGCTTGGCTGCTGATTGTCATATCTATTATTCATAGACTTAGAGTTTCCAGCAATTAAAGGGATTATCACATGACGTCTCCGTCATGCGGCCCGTCGAAGTTCAGGCTGAATCGTCGCGATGATGGGAATCACACTGGAACCCATCACGGCAGTAATCACATCCCATGCGACGTTCGGAATGAGACCGAGTGCATTCGTGTTGCTCTCGCTGATCATGCCTCGGTGTCTCATCAGAGCCATGTATATTTCGTACTGGTCCAGTTGTTTTCCGAGTGCATAGTAGTCTTGTACTCCGGGGGAACCGCCACGGTGTTTCGCCAGGGGGGAACCTTCCAGAGCTTCCATCTGAGGTTTGTACGCTTTGAAGTAACGATCGATCGATTCCTCGATCTTGACCATTTCCTCGTCCAGATTGATGTTGCCTTGCATTGGAGCACCCATGAATATTTCTCCTATTGGTAGTTGTTCGTGTCAATTTCGGCACCGAGAAGTGTCGGCTACCAAAGGAATTCGCTTACTTGTTCATGACCGGCTTGACTCCGCTTCTGAGACCGCTCAGGTTTGCCATGATTCTCGCGGCTCTCGAACCTGAAGCTTTGTAGCTCTCGCGGATCGGCTCGGGTTTGGGATCTCCGTTGTCATCCCTTTTCTTGTACTGAACCAGATTCGCGTTTTTTTCTTTCAGGTCTTCGAGGAAAGTCCGTACCTCTTGCATTCCCTCTTCGACTGTTTTGGTTTCGCCTTTGCCCATCTTCGTATAGGTATTGAAAACGGTCGACTCGTCGAACCCGAGTTCTTCGCCGAGTTCCTTACAGTCTACTTTTGCCTTGTCGTCTTCCATGGACTCAGCCATGCTGTCTGCTTCGTCGATGCATGTTTTGACTTCTTCGACGGAACCGCTTTCGAGGTACCCATCGATCGTCTCTTTGGCTTTGCTGAGAGTTTCACGGACTTGCTCGGGAGTTGATTCCAGATCGTTCCAGCGCGACAAGAGAGCCATGCCTTCAGTGATGGATTTTTGGACTTCTTCGAGAGGACCAAGTTCCTGGAAGGCTTTCAGCTTTTCGAGGATCTCTTCACCCTTCCTGATAGACTCGCGGACCTCGTCGACTTCGCCGATTTCCCGGTAGGCTTTCAGATCGGTTTCGAGACGATCGAGTGCTTCGTTGATCTTACCGGGTTCACCGAGTTCCTGGTACTTTTTGAGAACGTCTCCGTCTTCGTTGAGAGTCTGAAGGTTCTCTTTCAGATTGTTGTTTTCGTCGGTGAGAACGGCATTCACGCCCTTGGTCTCTTCCAGTGTACCGAGAGCCCTTTCGAGGTCGAGCTTCAGCTTCGCGCTTTCGTTACTCAGGTTTTCGATCAGGGTGTCTTTGGGATCTACTGCTTGTGGCATATCGTCATCCTCTCTTGATGTTTGTGTGTTTTCGTTCGTGGGTATGGGAGCGTCGTTTTTACCTTTATGGTAATTGTTCACCACGACACTCGACACGTTGCCTTGGATGCTGACTGTCTTGTCTCCTTCGATATCTGTCGATGGGTCTTCTGTCGACTCACCGAAAACCTCATTGAGGGATTCAGCTATCTGTGGGTTGGCTTCCAAAAATCCAGGTTCCATTACAAAATCAAACCCTTCGAGGAAGAAATTGTCAGGATCCACGCAGGGCATTCCGTCCTTTTTGCCCTTGTATTTGCCTTTGGCACGTGATGATGAAAACAATTCGCAACCTGCTCGTTTGACAGTGTTCAAAATCTGACCCGCGGGAGTGTTGAGAATCCACGCCTCGCCATATCCTTTGATCCCGTTGTGGTTTTCCTTGAGGTCTACCACTACATGAGAGATCTTGCCGTCCAGAAGAGCCTGGTCGTTGATTTCCTGCTCGTGTCCGATCGTCCCGAACATCCTCTTGCCTTTGAGCTTCTCTAGGATAGTCTTCTTGACGAGTTGTTTGAGCCAAACAAGAGCCTCGTAGAAGCGTCCGTTCCTGGACTTACCGTCGAGAACGAAGAAAGGTCCCTTGATCTTGCCAAGAATGGCCGGTCCTTGACCACTCGTCTTCGCTCCAGATTCGGTCAAGATCTGTTCAGCATCGGCTTGAGACTGATCGTCCGCGTCCTCATAGACAAAGTCAGACGCAGGTGTGAAATCATCACGCAGGATTTCCATCATAAGATGCCTCCGTTTTATGTTCAAAACTCATAGCTGTCATGAAGTGATGATCAAGAAATGAGATGTAGACGAACGTAGAAGGTTTTCGTAGGGAAAACGAATCTCGGGTTGGTTTACTATATAGCCTATTCAATAGTTAAAGCATTCTAAGGACTCCTTTACAATTTTGTATTTTGATAAACATCGACACTTTGCCAGGTGTATTCATGAAGATATTGGGATGAGTTCAATTAGGAACGATGTTCGTTTAGATGGGTAGGGTCAGTCTTTTTTCTAAGACATTTCAACGTCTCTCGACCAGGAAGCAGTCATAATAGAAGTTTGAACGTTTGGTAGACTCAGATAGATTTCGTCCTTAGACGTGTCTAAGT